TTCGCTGCCATTTATAACGCCCCCGCCATTCTGTAAAGTTTCACGTTCCTTGCGATGTCTCTGACCATGTCGCTGGCATCGTCAGAAGCTGTGTAATTGAGGTTGATGGTAATGTTTCCACTCCCGCTTGTAGCCTCTTGGATGTCACGCATCAGGGCTGCTCTGCCGTACAGCATTTCGTCATTCCGTTCGCCGGCTCCGAACAAAGTCGCGTTGCCGAACATATACGGATCCTCTTCCGCTTTCTTGTACCACCTTACGCTGAGTGATGGCTTTGAGCCTTTCAGAAGGTCTCCTATTCTCCATCCTGCAGGTGATATTGAGAAGTGCGGAAGTGGTATATGCGGAGCGCTTACCTTGAACTTGAAGAAGCCTTTTATCTTCTCGATAATGGCCTTTACCTTGTCCCTCAAGGTGTTGATAGGTGCCAGGAATCTATCCTTGATGCCGTTGGCGGCCTGCTTGACTTTGCCCCACAGAGCAGAGCCGAGGCCTGTGACTATTGCGAGCCCTATCTTACCGATAGCAGCTGCAATCTTGCCCACATTCTTAAGAAGGGCACTTGCGAAGTTGCCTAAAAGCGTCGCTGCTGAGCTGGCAAGTTTAGGCAGCATGGTCTTGGCCCATTCTGCCACCTGCTCGCCGGATATCGAATTTGCAAAGTTGCCTATGCTCGTTGCGATGCTCGATACCACTCCGATAATGCCCTGCATAAGCATCGGTGCGCCTTGCTGTACCAATGTCAGAATCGCCCCAGGCAGAGCCTTGATGATGTTGCCTATCATTGGGATCAGGTTATTAAAAGCAAAGTTGCTGATGGATGTGATGAGTCCATTCAGCGGGCCTTGTATGTCCTCCCCAATTGAGATCGAGCCGACAAAGTTCTGATAGTTTGCTTTGACTGCTGCAAGGGATCCTGTCAGCGTCTGGCTTGCCTCGTCAGCTGCGACACCAGTAAGCCCAAGCTCGCCCTGGATAACGTGGATAGCGTCATAGACATCACCAAGATTGTTGATGTCATACTCCACGCCACTCAGCTCCTGAGCGTCCGCAAGAAGCCTTTCCATCTCTGTTTTAGTGCCGCCATAACCAAGCTTGAGGTTGTCAAGCATGGTGTAGTTCTGCTTGGCAAAACCCTGATAAGCCATCTGCACCGACGCGATGTCGGTGCCCATCTTCGCAGAGTTGTCTGCCATGTCGAGGATAGCAGTATTCGCTGCCTGCATCGCCTTGTAAGTGTCTCCGCCATACGCATTTTTCAGAGCCGCTCCGAATGATACAGCCTGCTCTGAATAGGTGTTCATCGAGATGCCTGCAGCCGCTGCTTCCTTTGCGTAATTCCTTGCAGCATCAGCCGCGTCGCCGTAAAGCGTTTCGAGACCGCCGATATATGACTGTTGAAGGTTGCCGCCCTCGGCAAGTGAGTCCTTCAGGACCTTTCCGATCGCCGCCACCTTGATAGCTTTCTTTGCGAATTGAGCTATTTTTAAACCGGCACTCGTACCCGCCGAGCCTGCTTCTCCGTCGAGGACATTCGAGATGGATCCCTTAATGCCTTCGGCTGATGGCACTATTTGCACATATGCAGTTCCAAGTGTTGTGCCTGCCATGTTTTATTCTCCTTCGAATCTGGCGAAAAAGGCTTCCAGTTCTTCTACAGTCTTAAAGCCTCTGCCAGTCTTGTTGTTACCTGATTCCTCGCCAAACAGCGCACTCACTAATGATATTGGCTGATTGGCTCCTTTGGACGCATCCTCAGAGAAGCCATACCTGAATGCCTCTACCCGGTCCGCTATTGTTGCGAGGAGTATAGTGTTCTGCGTTGCCGGTGCCCCGGACGCAGCCATCTTGATTCTTGAATCTTCCCTCAGACCAGCAGATAAGGTCGCCGCCAGTTTGACTGGAAGCGACCTGTAATCATAAATGTGATATGTCTCGGCAAAGTCGCAGATAAGTGCGTCCTCATCGAGATTAATCATGCTGGCGAGGATTATGAGTTTTTTAATTCTGAAGCGGACTCCATGATCTCACGCATAGCGCCGACCATAGCGTCGATAGTTGTCACACCATCGACCTCAAGGTGTTTTGCAAGCGCATCCACCTTTTCTTCTCCGCCAAGAAGTATTTCTGCGACATCCACAACAAGGGCCGCCTCGCCCCTGTCGATGCCGCGAAGCATTTTCAGCATTTCCCAATCGTTCAGATGTTTCTCATCTATCTCGACCTGGAAGCCGTCCTGCAGTTTAACTTTCATAATCCACCTCCTTTATATCTCCTTAGATCTACGAAGTCTGTTTGAGATATTCATAGTGCGTCTTGCCGTTTGCATCCGGAAGCGCTGTGATGGTTATCTCATAGCCGACTGCATCGGAATCTGTGTAGGAGATATCACCAATCTCGGAAATCTTGCCGTTAGGGATAACGATTCTCTTTTTGGTGTTGCTGTTCATTGCCATATCAACAGCCCAAACTGCAGTTGCCTGCTCATCAGCTGTTGCATTGATGGTGAGACCACTTGTCCCTGAAAGAGTGCCCGTAACGTTGCTGTCTCCGTAGATGGCCTTGAGGACCTCTACGTTCAGTGACTCGATAAGAGTGCACTTGAACGTATCAGGTTTCTCTTCCTGTACCGTGAGGACGGTGTCGCCGCCCCACGCCTTGATATCTGTAGTCGAAGGGGAGTTGGAGTTGACCAGTCCGTCCTCGCTGCAGTATCCGAGTGCCTTGAAAGCCTCTCCAAGTGCAGTAGTCGCATCTGTCGGAAGTGTTGTTCCCGCAGCTGCTCTGAAAACTGCTCCACCTAATGCAGGCTTGCCGGCGCTAACGTTTCCTACCGTCTGTGCCATTTATTTCCCTCCTAATAGTGAGTGATGTTGTACACGGATTGCCAGCGGTACTGCTTGGTCTCCGTGTTCGTGTAGTTGTAATCCGTTTCGAGCTCGACCCTTGTTATCTGATCAAGCTCAATAAAGCCTTCCATAGTCTCAGCCACCTCTGCATTCAGGAGCATAGCGTCATATAACGATGTGCCATACGACTGAATGGCAAAGGATGACGTGATGATATGGTTGGTTCGGCTGCTTCCTGTCTTGTCGATCAGCACATAGTCTGTCGTCTGTTCAGGAGCCTCCATTCCGACAAATACCTCAAGGTGCTCGCTGAGGTAGTCGATTATGAGAGTCTCAATCATACGCCACCTCCTCTGGCCTTGAGCAAAGTATTATTGTTGTAATTGTCCCGGCGGGCTTCAACTGTTGCCGCATGGACAGATGCGTTCACACGGTTCGTTCCTACGTAAGTAGTCATCTCGTAACCGGCTCCGCATCTGCTCTGGACCCGCATCGCATAGTCAGAGACTACGTTCATCGCCTCCTGAGACCTAAGCAGCTCCCTGACTCCCGCTCTGTTCAATGTGAATTTAACCTTGCTCATATCTTTCGACCTGTACCTTCTTGTTCCAGTCGAGCGGTATCATCTCCTCGATGCCTTCTGTCGGGATCCCGATGATCCTCCAGTCAGCACCAAAAAAGCTGACCTTCTTGCCCGCTTTCCAATCGTGCACATCACCTTTAGGTATTCCAAGCTGATATACGGCTCTGCGTCCCGTCAGCGTGTACGTCTCAAGCTGTTCGGTCGAGCTGACCGGAACAACAAGCACGTTGTTGACCTGTACGGGCGTCTCCGTATAAATCGGCTTGTTCAGTGGGTCCGTACCCGTCTGAGTCAAGTCGTAAAGAGTGACCGCTATTCCTCTGATTCTGGACATAAATCAATCACCCCCAGCTTCTGCCTTCTGAGTCCAAGCCTCGACAGTTCCGACTTCTTTATAAAAAGACCTCCGCCCGGCACAAGGTATGTACCGGAGACGGAGTATCCTAAAGCAGCTTCTGAGAACTGTGTCGCAGGTTCGGAGTTTGTGGATGTCATTAGCGTTCTGGCTACTACATCAACAGTGACAGACTTCGCTACGGAAGCGAGGACAGGCGTTTCCTCGATCATTGCATCGAGGTCCTTGCCTCTCATAATTGCTTCCATTCTGAGCGAGTCACATACCAAAGGTATCAGCGCTTCAGCACGACTTGCTTCGTCTTGGGTTAGCGGACGCCACAGCGTGACAATGTCTGCCACAGTTGCATAGTCCGCCATATTACCACCTCACTCACTAATTAAGCGTTGTGATAAACGACAGAGGTCTGCTGTGTGATCTTGTAGCCGAAAGCTTTTCTGCCCTGAACTGCGG